TTAATGTAGTCCAATTGTTCTTTTGATAAGATTTTCAGTGCTTGAGATGCTTTCTCATTATTATAACCATAATAAGACTTGACAAACTCTAGATCTGAGACCTTTTCTTTGCGGACCCAAGGAGAGAATCTCTTCCTCTTTCTCAGAATATTTATATAAAAGTTAAACTGCATATCTTTGTCTAGGAAATGATACTTGTTCATTTCATTAGCAAAAAGCACACAGTCAAGATGACCAGACAAACATCTGTTCACAATGTATGGTGGATATTCTTTGATATGTTCAGTCAGATCTTCCTTGGTAAAGTTGACTGCGTTCAACCAATCTTTTAGTTCCATGTATCTTTACTTGATTCTTTCATAAAAATTATCACCCAAACAGAAATCAATCTGTTCCTTATTATAAACTCCAAGTGGTGTTTCTACCAATTCAAAGTAATGCTGATCAAAAACTTCCTCATGATAGTGAGACCAATTCCTTTGGAAGTTAGACTTAAGGAATCTGGCATTAGCAGTTCTACCATCAACCACAACAAGAGTACCAGGCAATAGGAAGTGCTCAATTGCAAGAATGTCAGCAGACATAGGCAGTCTGTCAGGATGATTTGTAGTGACTCCTCTTACATCACCAACAGGTGAGAATTGATCTGGTCCATCCAAGTAAATTAGGTCAGGACAAATGTTGGGGAGATCTTCAAAATATGTACAAACTCTTCCATTAAAGGTGGAAACAGAGCAAGGAGAATAGTGGTAATTAATATGACTTGTTTCTGCAGTATTCTTACAAACTTCAATCCATTCTTTATTGTTGTCTACAGAGAAACATTGAAATGGATTACTTCTCCTCAAATTATTTTCAACAAAAGAAGAACATCTCTGCTTGTTTAGATTTAGTGCATGGTCAAATACAATTGAACTTTTACCTACACCAAACTCTAAGATAGTGGTTACATTTCTAGAAGTAACTAGATGATGCAATCTAACCAAATCATCAAGTTCTGGAGTAAATGCTTCTTTCAGATTAGGATCAACAGAGCGAAAAGGTGAGTGTTCTAACTTAGTTTGAACCTCACCATATTCATTTAGATCAATACCTAACAATTCATGGATAGGATTTTTCTGAAGATAGTCTTCATATGAATCAAGATTTGCAAAAAAGTTCATTAGTCTCCAAAAATTTTTTATAATTCAATAGCAAAAGTTCTTTCCTATCTTTCTGCTCACGCATGTATTTACCAACAGATCTCAGTGTATAGGTATGCTCAAACTCAGCAGTATTCCAATTATCAAATCTATTTTTTACCAATTGATCAGAGTTGTATGAGATGAGCATATCCATACTACAATCAGAGCAATCAAGGGCAAATTGGTCATGATCAAATCCCTTGTGCATACTCCCTTTTTTTCCATAAAGACTGTCCTTAATAGCATATGGTGGATCAAGATAGATGAATGCTTTTCTTTCAGATGATTCATCTAGAAGTTCATCATAGGACAGATTTGTAATCTGCCAACCAGTGATAATCTTTTGAAACTCTGGAAGTCTTTCAATACCTCTCATAGTGAAATTGTTCTGAGATGCCATCTTAGAAAAAGATGATGACTCAGTAAGACCTGAAAATGAACACTTGTTCACAATATAGAAAGCACATGCTTTATCAAAATCAGACTTAGTATCATCATTAAGATGTTGCTTACATGAGTTGAAAAGCATCTTGCTTTTGTCAACTGTGTCATGAAATCTTTTAATGGTAGAAAGAAAATTACACATCTCCTTACCATTCTCCTGCAGTTGCTGCCAGAAAATATAAAGTGGTGTGTAAAGATCATTCACCCAAATACAAAGATTAGGATACATCTTGGACACGTGAATTGCTACAGATGCACCTCCAAGAAATGGTTCACGATATTCCTTGTATCCTGTCAGATTAGGGATATGAGGAACAATTTTTGTAAGGGCACGTGACTTACCTCCAGGATAACGAAGAGGAGTTTTCAAAGATTTCATAATTTATCAGAATATATGAATTTCCCAAGAAGGTGCTGGATACCAATAATAATCATCATAATACCTATACCTATTAGGATAACTATGATGCAAGAACCATTTACCATGGTGTCCAGCATCTTTGCCCCAATGAGAGTGCTTATGCCAATGGCAGACATTCTTCCTCTTGTGACAATGGTAGTGCCTATGGATGCCTGTGTTGGGTCTATGTTGATGTCTCTTGCCTAGTGCTGGACCATGTGCCAGGGCAGGAGAGGCAACCAGAAGGGCACTAGCTGCTGCTAGAAGGTACTTCATTTAGTTTCTCCAATACTTGATTAACAGAGTTTGACATTATTCTAAAACCAGATCCAACATAGATCTGAC